GTTGCCGGACAACTTCTGGTACGCCCAAGAGATTGCTGGCTGCTTGGGATACGAGCAGGCAAGCAGGCAGTGGCACATCAGCGAGGATCAATGGTACTTGCTGCAAGGGTACAACGATGACGTGATTGCCCCTGGTGGTAACGTCATACATGGCTACATCATGTACCGACCGAATAGTGCAGGCTTCTTCTCTGTCATCGAGAACATTATCGCGGCCTCGATTGCTGCCGAGCGTGACGGTTATGGACTGAAGATAGATCTATCCGGCAATTGGTGGGCGTATGAGGAACCGTTCGAGGACATTTTTGAGGACGTATTTGAATTCTGTAACGGTGGCTTGCCGATATTGCAATTCGAATCCATGCGTAAGCGGTTTTTCAGCAGCAACTTTTTCAGTGCTACTGAGAGCATGAACATGAAGACCGGCTGGTACAACGAGATTTATTACGCTATCAGCAGCTACGCTGGTACGGGCAGTGTCGAGGATGACTGCGGCACGATGTTCCTGCGTGGCGGGGATAAGCTTCAGACCGAGACCATCATGCCGCCTACCCATATCCTCCTGAAGGAGCTGACTTGGATGAAACGGCACTGCCGGCAGCGTGTGATATTGTCTGACGATCCGATGATCGGGCAGATGATTAAAGCCCGCGATCCGGACGTCTTGGATCGGAGCAACCAGTTGCCCGGCGGCTACCACCATTTGCCGCAGCGCAAGCAGTCTTGCATCCCGATTCTTCAGAACTACTTGGCCATGGTGGAGGCCAAGCACAACTTCTCTTGCCCGTCTGCAAACTTGGCTAACGCCGCGCAGTGGAGCAGGAGCGATGACGATAACTACTCGTTGTCGAATCCAGTTGGGAGGTATCTGCTGATATGAAATCTTGGTACGACATATGGTTACATGTCCCGTTCGTCGCGGGCATTCTGGTGGGCATGGGTATGCTGATTCTGATTGGCCTCCTGTCCTTGTTGGCAACCTTTTGGGAGTTGGATGAATGAACCTTTCCTTACAAAAAATAATCATCGACGCAGGCACACAGAGCCGCGCCAAGATCGATGAGAACGTAGTCGCCGAGTACGCCGACCGGATGAAAGACGGGGATCAGTTCCCGCCTGTCGTTGTGTTTACCGACGGTAAGTCGCACTGGCTAGCCGACGGTTTCCACCGGTTCTTTGCGGCCAAGCGTTGCGCTGCGCCTGGTATTGGTTGTGACGTAAGAGAAGGCACGTTGCGTGATGCGATCTTGTTCAGCTTCTCTGCCAACACCAGCCACGGCCTGCGGCGTACATCAGCAGATAAGCGCAAGGCAGTCATCGCCATGCTGCAAGATATCGAATGGCAGGACTGGGCAGATCGTGAGATCGCTCGGCACTGTGGTGTATCTCATCCGATGGTGGCATCAATCAGACAAGATCTTGGACTTGAGAAATCAAACACCAAGTTTGAACGTGGTGGCAAGACGATTACCAGAGCAGAACCTAAAGCCAAGAAGCTTGAGGAAGAAGATCCGGTAGCCGAGTTCACCGAGGCCGAGCTGGAGCGGGAGAAGATGCAAGCGGCCGTCGAGATGTTGAGCAAGCAGAACGACGAGCTGAAAGATCAGCTGACTATCGCGCAGGCAGGCAGCACGGATGACATCCAGAAAGAGAAAGCCGAGTCGGTGATCAAAGATCTTCGCGCTCAGATCCGAGTGCTGGAGATTGAACTGAAAGCGGTGAAGAGTAGTCGTGATCAGTTCCAAGCAGAGAATGCACAGCTGATGAAGCAGGTGCAGATGTTGCAGAAGAAGATCAAGAAGCTGGAAGGATGAAGTATCTATCGGTCTGTTCTGGGATTGAGGCCGCGACAGTTGCATGGCACCCACTAGGTTGGCAGCCTGTGGGGTTCTCAGAGATAGAAGCTTTTCCATCGGCAGTGCTTGCACATCACTATCCTGATGTACCCAACCTTGGTGACATGACCAAGTACAAGGAGTGGAATCTTGAGCCAATTGACCTTTTGGTCGGCGGAACCCCTTGCCAATCTTTTTCCGTTGCCGGACTCCGGCGCGGACTCGAAGACCCAAGAGGGAACCTCGCACTCACCTATGTCGGAATTCTTGACAGGTTTAGACCCAAGTGGTGCGTATGGGAAAACGTGCCGGGTGTCCTCAGTTCAAACGGTGGACGGGACTTTGGTTCCTTCCTCGGGGCGTTGGCAGAACTCGGGTATGGGTTCGCCTACCGAGTGCTTGACGCTCAGTACTTCGGAGTGGCACAGCGCCGCCGTCGTGTGTTCGTTGTCGGACACCTTGGAGACTGGCGACGTGCCGCAGCGGTTTTATTTGAGCGCGAAAGCTTGCGCGGGGATCCTGCGCCGAGCCGAGAAAAGGGGAAAGCAGCTGCCGGAACAGTTACAACGCGCTCTGGAAACAGTAGCGCGGGGGGAATTGGAACCGACGAGGCTTGCGGAGGATATTTGCAGCCAGTCAGCACCGGCGTAGATCCCGAAACTGTGGCAACACTATGCGCGACCGATGCTGCGAAATGGGGAAGCAATCAATGGGTTAAGGAAGGAAAAGCAATTTTGCAGCCGATCCCATTTGGCGTGTCAGAGCAGCCAGATGTTGGGCATTGCCTGCGCTCGGGTGCCAGCAAAGCTGACAAGCACGAAAGCACCACATACATTGCGCAGTCGATGGCTGTGCGCCGTCTAACACCAACAGAATGCGAACGGTTGCAAGGCTTCCCCGACAACTACACCAACATCCCTTGGCGCAAGGCGATAGATTCTCCTGATGGTCCACGCTACAAAGCATTAGGAAATTCAATGGCTGTACCTGTGATGAAATGGATCGGTGAACGTATAAAATTACAGATGCTCACGCCGGCGAGCTAGTGCCGGTAGACAAGGGGACAACATGGCATTAAATCTCCGCTCCTATCAGGAGCAGACGTTAGAAGCTTTGCGCCAAGGATTCGCGCAGGGCAAGCGGGCGCAGATACTCTACGCTCCGACAGGGGCAGGCAAAACCGAGATGGCGATTGAATTGATGCGCGCCACCAAGGTCAAAGGCAACAAGGCCGCCATGCTTCTTGATCGTATCGTTCTGTGCGATCAAACATCCAAGCGACTAGAGAAGTACAAGATTGAACACGGCGTAATGCAGGCTGGGCATTGGCGCTATCGTCCGTACGAACACATCCAAGTGTGTAGCGCGCAGACACTCGAGCGCCGCGGTAGCTTCCCAGGTTTGAACTTATTGATCGTTGATGAAGCGCATCAGACCCGCGAACAAACAATGGAGTTCATTCGGAACAATCCTGAAGTGCGCGTGATTGGATTGACTGCAACACCGTTTACGAAGGGGCTTGGCAAAGTCTACGACAACGTGGTCAGCACGGTGACTACCAAGCAGTTGGTGGATGACAAGATCCTAGTCCCGCTGCGGGTCTTTATCTCAAAAGAAATAGACATGACCGGCGCCAAGAAAGTGGCGGGTGAATGGTCACAGGCAGATGCATCCAAGCGTGGCATGAAGGTTACTGGTGACATTGTGGCCGAGTGGGTAGCCAAGACACATCAGATATTCGGCAAGCCGGTGAAGACAATTGTCTTTGCGTCCGGCGTGGATCACGGCACACATCTGGCTAGAAAGTTTCAGACAGAGGGGTACAACTTCATTTGCATCAGCTACAAGGACGATGACGAATGGAAGAAGCAGGTCATCGAGGACTTTAGCAAGCCGGACACGAAGATCGATGGCCTGATTGCCACGGACATTCTGACGAAGGGATTCGATGTGCCGGACGTGCTGATTGGTGTCAGCGCACGGCCGTTCAGCAAGTCTCTGTCGTCGCACATCCAGCAGATGGGTCGTGTGATGCGCGGCTGCGAGGGCAAAGAGTTTGCTGTGTGGTTGGATCACAGCGGCAACTATCTGAGGTTCCGTGAGGATTGGGACGAGGTATTCGAGCAGGGCGTAGACACGTTAGACGAGGGCAAAGAGAAGGCCAAGAAAGAACCGAGCGACAAGATCAAGGAAGAAAGCAAATGCCCGAAGTGTGCAGCGCTGTGGCCGAAGGGTAGTGACACTTGCTACAACTGCGGCCACGTCAGAGAGAAAAAGAACCAAGTGATCGCCGTCCAGGGTGAGATGGTAGAACTGACGGCCATGGCATCGAGGGAGACCAAGCAGGAATTCTGGAACCAGATGCAGTATCTGATTCGCTACGAGGGCTGGAGCAAGGGGCGCGCAGCGCACACCTATAAAGATAAGTTTGGCGTGTGGCCTCGAGCATTGGTGGACAACCGGCCGCAAGAGCCGAGCTACGACACGCGCAAATTTATCAACAAGAAAATGAGAGCGTTCCTTAAATCTATTGGGAGGTAGATCATGGACTTTATAGACTTTGCCCGCAGTCACGGGATCATCATCAACGAACTACCGCCGGTCGGTGTGTGGAAGCGGTATCCCACAGAGGATCATCCGCGCAAGCGCAACGGTGCGGTGAAGTATCTCGGGACCCACGGCTTTTGCCAGAACCATGCGCTCAGTACGGTGGTCAGCTTGTGGAAAGCGGAGAGTACCAACA